TGCATGGATCGGGTACCAGCAGTTCTTGTTAAGGTGCCGAGCAACCCCAAGAGGAATCTTGCATACTTGTCCGTCCATCAAAGAATACTTCTCTGTCTTATCTTGCTTGTATTTGCGGTACACAAATTCAATCAAACCGCCTGGGCATTCATAGTTCTTAGCGATACCCGTAACGATCTCACGCTCTTTGTCGCATTCATACTGTAAGTTTATTTTTTTAGGTTCTTTTGATGTTTCTTTTAAGTTTTTCGCCTGCATATCTTTTCCTTTTTTATAGGTGGGGACCTCCGGAGATCCCCACAATCATATACGTATCTATCGTTTAGAGACCGCCGTAAGTAGACTTACCAGCAACCCAATAAACAACGTCACCGGCTACAGAACCAGCAGGACCAGTAATGGCCGCACCAGAAATGGCACCGTTTGAACCTGTACCAAGAATCATGCCAAGAAGGCCTGTATTAACGGTAGAATCTGCAAGAATACCTGTGTTGGTATTGTAGATCTGTAATCCGCCAATAGTAGGTGTTTGAGCAGAAATACTTGATAGAGAAGCCGCTGTATCTTCACCAAAAGGAATAACTTGTGGGAAAGAACTTGGCTGTTGCGCAACAGTAGGGAAGGTAAATGCTGTGTACGCAGTAGTATCAATGTTGATAGTGAAGTTATAATCATCAACCACAGAAACAATATATGCAGCCACAGAGCTATTATCTGGGTAGTAATTGTTAAGTGGGTTTGGATTCAACTGAATCATTCCAGAAACTGCTGGAATATTGAATCTAACTTCTTGACCAACCGTTAAACCATGAGCAATTGAAGTACCAACGTTTGCATTAACTGCTTGAGTAATGTTAACGATTGTTCTATTGCGTGGATAGAAAAGTTGATTGTAGTTAACGATTCTGTAGTGACCAGTACCTGTCGTTAGACCAGGAGCAGTAGCCAATGCGTTTGAAGCTGTCAAAAGCGTGAAGCTTACATTAGCAGTAACCGCACCAACAACAAAATCAATACCCACAACGTCTGCTGCAAGTTGTGTATCGCCTGCTTGTGTTGCAAGTCTTACTACAGATCCAACAGAGATTCCTGCGGTTGAACCGGTGCTTACTACCGGACGTGTTGCGTTCGTAATAGCTGTGGTTACTACTGAAGCGCTAAGGAGTGGCAATGCACCATTTGTTTGACCTGATGGATCATACAATGTAAATCCACCAGAAAGAAGGTTGTCACCATTGATAATAGCTGAACCGTTGGAATAGTATTTAACTGTTCCAGTACCAGCAGCCATACCACGTTGCCAATAGTATTCCATACCGAAAGCAGCAGCACCACCAACAGTACCACTACGGGTATAGTTGACGACTTTTACCCAATCAGCACCTGAAGGAATAGCGATGACTTGATTAACGACTGTTGCAGGTACAACAAATCTGCCTTGTCCAATTATAGTTCCGTCCATGTTATCTCCTTTATACTGCTAATGTGCAGCGTAAATTAATTACCCATAGATCGTTCGTTATACGAGGAACTTCAGCAAATTTGTAACCAACTGAAGCGTTAAGCGCCAATGGTCCATCAAATATTGGTGGTCTATATATAAACGAAGCCGAGTAACCATCTTGTTCGATACAAGCATATGCTTCCATACCAACGCAAAAAATATTGAATACGTTAGCCCCAAGAGCAGATGAATTTGGTGTGACTGAACCAATAGATGAAACAAGGAAACGGAGTGAACCAACCGCGCCCCATTCTGAACGCAATGCATTCATAGGTGCAGGGTACTGATTCTTCTGAATGAATCCAGCAACGTTTTCTAAGTTACCGGTAAGCTGTGTGCTTGTAAGTGCGAAGTACGCATCACGAACAGGAGCTGTACCAAACTTGTCTTCACCTTCGATGTTATCCATGATTGTGTACGCGTTGTTAGACAACAAGGTACGAACAACTTCGTCAACATCTGAACGTGTTAATTCTGTAGGGTTATCACCGTTAACACCACCTGTACAGTTGATAAAGCTAGCTGTTGCAGCAAGCATATCGCGTGTCAGTTGATCTTCTGTTTGACGCAAACTTACGCCAAGTCGGGCTGCGCACTCATTTAGAACCATTCTGTTACTTTTATGACCATTTCTGGCGGGCAAACCTCTTCGGATTCGCCTCTCCACCTTATCGTATGGAGGTCAGACTATCGCATCCTCTTTCGAGGTCTTTTCATTTAGTCGTTCACGCTGCTTTCGCTTGCGCCTTGTCGCCGGCTCTTAAGCTTCGGGTTCCAAGTCAATTAGAAAAGATTTAATGACCCCGTTCTGGATTTAATTACAAATAGGGTCCTGATTTTGCAAAGTTACTTGCTCGTTGATTTGTACGTAGGTGCCGTAAAAGCTGATCTTCGCGTCAATATCAACTGCTGTAAGATTTTGCGGTGGTGGAGTTACGCCACTGTTTCCTAATGGTACCATAGCAGTATTTAACGGGTTATAACGTCTCATACGCAAAGTTGTACCGCCATTACGAGGCATCTGCTTCTTCATAGCTGGTATTTTATGGATCATATTAGGGACAGGTACCGACAATAATTTATAACTGAAACTTTGTTGCACAGGTGCTGGCAACGAGCCTGTAGTCGTTATACTCATAGGTATTTCCTTAAGTTTTGTTAAAATATGTTGTAAATAAATCAGTTTTTATGTTGACATTATCTACAGGACTATTACACTTAAGATGACGAGACTTAAATACGTCTGAAGGTTGTGAATCTTCTTACACAGAATTTTTTTGAAGCTAACGAAACTTCGAGTACGTTAAATGCATTATAATAAGCAATGTTAACAAGAGTAAATAGATATGATTGGTAAAAAGTTTGGAAAATGGATTGTATTAAATATCATAAAAACAGAAAAGCCTGGAAAGCAATATGAATGTTTATGCTCATGTGGCAACATAAGAATAAAAGCAGGGACTGAGTTGAGGGCCGGAAGAGGAATGCAGTGCACAGATTGTCAGTATGACGAACTGTACAATCCTGAAAGAGAAATAGGTAAAAAATATGGTAAGTGGACGATTACTAAATTTATCGATATGCATCGAAAACTTCAGAGATACGAAACAACATGTGAATGCGGAGAAAAAGGAATACATGTGGCAGCCGATTTAAGGGCTGGGAAATCTAAACAGTGTACCTTATGCCATAACAGAGAAAACGCTCAAAATCAGAAAACTCATGGCCGACACGGAACTTCTCTTTATAAGGTTTGGAGCTCTATGAAATCTAGATGCGAAAACCCAAATGCACCATTTTATAAAAGATATGGTGGAAGAGGAATTAAAGTATGCGAAAGATGGAGTAAGTTTGAAAACTTTCTTGAAGATATGGGTGAAAGACCAGAAGGCATGACCATTGATAGAATAGATAATGATGGAAATTATGAACCATTAAATTGTAGATGGGTAACTCATAAAGAAAATTGTAATAATAGAAGCAATAAAAAGAAATAATTGCTTCCGCAACGTCGATGGTGAGAAAGAGACCACCAACGTTGCGTCCGAACCAGGATGAATTGAGTTTGAATTGATCCCGGAAATAATAATCTAATGGAACTTTCGTATTGAATTCATCTCTTCTCGTAACTGCTTAGCCAATTCAGGAGAGAACGAATCTTTTGAGGCAAACGCGTTCGCTCTGGTTAATGGGCTATCGCTTTTTGAAGGGGAAATACTTGCTGTTGGCTTTGGTTTCATTGTGTTTTTCTGAACAAGTTTTTTATTCATAACATCCTCTGATTGATATATGCCATACTCTTTAATCATTTCATAAGCGGTTGCTGCAGTGGCATACATATCATTTGAGCTGTCGAGCAACGCCGCTTGTCTTGGTTTCAGGTGCTTAAGTATTGCGATGTTATCGGGAGTAACTACCTTCTCAAAATCAGGGAACTCTGAACGAATTCTTGATTCAAGAGTTTGTTGTTGTGCTTGTTGTTTATAATATTCAAGTTGCTTCTTAAGATCGTTGACCTGTTTTGCAACTATTTTTACATGCTTACCTTCAACAAGATCGTCTTCTCCTATACCAATATCATCAGAATCATCCTGCGTTTGTCTATTCTTAGAATTATATCGATCTTCGAGTTCTCGGGCTCTACGTAATGCTTCGTCTCTTTCCTTCTCTACTCTAAGACGTTCACGATCAGCTTGCTCGCGAGATTCCCTTAAAGCACGCATGTTACGTTCTTTATTAGTCTCTTGAACCGGTTCTTCAAAGTAAGTATTTTGTTGGGGTTCTTCTGGAGCCGATTCTTGTTCTTGTGAAATCTCGAACTCAGGTTCCGAAATTACTTGGACCTCTTCAATATGCTGTTCTACTACCGATTCAGGAGCGGCAGATTCGGGCTGTTCTTTAAAAGTAGTACTAATAACTTTACCATCAGCATCATATTTCATCTCAAACATAGATCTTCCTTACTTAATTAATATATTAGAATCTTTTTCTTCGCCGTTAATCTTCTTTGAGTACTCCAAAAGC